TGGCTCAAAAAGAACCTTGGCGGGATATTGCCAACCTCGAGAACATCCGACAACAAAGACTCTACGCCTTCGTTGGGGTACTCCGAAGTATTGAGCATCAAGCACTCGGTAGGCGAACCCATACCCGATGTAAGCCAACGCTGAGAGGAAGGCTGAAAAGTCTTGTCCTTGATTGGAACTGAGGACACCTGGCACATTTTCCCAAATGAACCATTCGGGCTTAAAGTGGTCAAGAAGTCCAACATAGGTGAGGGCGAGGTTTCCTCTAGGGTCTTCCAATCCTTTTCTAAGTCCTGCGACTGAGAAGGACTGACAGGGTGTTCCTCCAACGATAAGGTTAATTGGTTCATCAAATCTCCATTGTTTGTAGTTGGTCATATCGCCCATATTGGGCGTAAGAGGATAATGCGTAGCGAGTACTTGGGCGGGGAATTTCTCGATCTCGGAAAAGCCAAGCGGATTCCAACCCAAGTGCTGCCAGGCTACGGTTGCAGCTTCGATTCCTGAGCAGACAGAAAGATAGTTCATAGGCACATACATAGAATTCTATATAATAGATACATAGTAATATATATATAGAAGAAGAATAGACATAGTAGTTCTAATAGACATTGAAGAATAGATACTTCGTAGAATAGTATCCCTATATTCTCTCTCTATCATATAACTTCGTAGAATAGACATAGTAGAAGAATAGACATAGAAGAATAATAGACATCGTAGAATAGTCTATAGTCGTATATAAGCAAAATAATCGATTTAAGGCTAAAAAAATGAGGGGGTGATGTTATCCCCTCACCTTGTTGTTAAAACATCGCCATAAGGGCTATAAGTAGCCCTAGGAGCATGATCCAAGATAAAACAGAAATCACAATATCGCCTGGGTTGGTTTTATAGTTCATTTTTGATTATCTTTCATTAGTTAGGTTATAAGGTTATAACAGTTTACCACTACGAACAACAGACTTCCAGGCATGAAAAGACAAGGCGGTTAAGCCTTGCTTTGCACACCAATAGAGATAGGCTTGATATTTAATGCTCATACTTCTTCTGCCTGACCTATGAGTTCATCGGCTAAAACTTCGGCACAGAACCACACCACCGCATTAGCAAAGGAGGTGAAACCCTCTTTTAGTGCCTTGGTTAAGTATTCGGGAGTTTCGCCCGTTTGGTCGCACCAATCGCTAACGATGGTGTGCAGTTCTTCGGTGTATTGACCATAAAGGGCAATCGTTTGACTGTAATAAATCATCGTTCCCGCACTACCGTTAACGCAACCATAACGAGCAATATCCTTGAGTTCGCCAAGTTCGTAGTTCTGAATCATGTGATTTTTGAATGTGTTTTGCATAGTAATTCTCCTTAGTTAGGTTTTGAGGGATAGTTACTGCTATTGTTGACAAACGAAAAGCAACACCGAATGAGGATCTCATTGGCTTGTGCTTTGGTGATCTTGCCAGAATCGTATTGCTCATAGATGTCATTTACTGAGCCAAATAGATCGTCAATACTGTAGGTTGTAGGAATTAGGATTTTTTCTTGCATTATTTTGTAACCCTCCATTGTTTAGCGAACCATCTCGCCTGGAAGTAAGAATTAAATTGAATAACCTCATGAGCTGCTTTATCTTTAAGCAGAGTTACCAAGTAAAAAGCCTTTGAACCTTTACCGCATTTTTTGATTGTTGCTTGATTCATAAATCCTCCGTTTAGTTAGGTTATATGCAATTAGATTGCATAGATTGATTATACACAAAATAGGATTATGCAACTACTTTTATCATGATATATTTCTATCAACTATCGTTTATAGATAGTTATAATCTATAGTCTATTTACTATATTACATAGTATCTATATATATATAGTTTATATAGTTAACTATTAGCATACTGTATAGTTATATAGATGAATTTGGGATTTGGTGAAGTGATGGAGTGATTGCTCACCCTCCGCCCTCTGCGTAAATGGGAAAATGGACAGGGACACTTTACACAGTTCCAGGAGTGTTTTTCCGTTAGCGTTTAGGGTTTGGGTCGGTTTGTCCGTTGCTCGTCATGACACGCTAGACTTCGGGCTTTTTGATTGGACTTTGGGCGCTGGTGTGCGTGACCCCCAACTCAATCCCCCCAGAAAAAAATCACAGTTTTTGGTAACAAACTGTATTAGGCGTTAGATTGATCGTGTCCGATGTCTTGCCGTAGATGGTTCGGCTAAGTACGCCAAAGGCATTGAAAACATTGAAGGTTGTCCACATCGGTCCTGTATCAATGGCAATGATGTGCTGGCAATAATTGGACAGATTCCCAATCTGCGTAACATCCATACCCCACTCTAGGGTGCTATTGGTGAGTCCTGTGGGGTGCGTAGTGATGACTTTTTGACCCAAATTTACTAATCCTTGCACCATTTTTACGAAGTATTGGGGGTTAAAGTCAGGGAGTTGCCCACTCATGGGAGGGGAGTTAATGATGAGGTAGTCAAAAGGCTCAAAGGTTCTTGCGGTCAAAGCGGGGTAATCGAACAATAGATCCCCCTTGCTAGCTATTGGATTGGAAATACCGAGTACGGAAGAAAGGTAGGTAAACCAATCCAGATGGAAGTTCACCCAATGTCGGCATTGTGGGTGCTGGTAAAAGAAGTTATTTGCGCCAATCCAGGCGTTAACGGAGTTGGGATGGATGGAAAGGTCTTTGAGATAGATCGGAAATTCGTCAATGATGGGTCTGAGCTGCTCGTGGTACTGCACCTGGCAATGGTGCGTGAACTCTTTATCAGGGTTGAGGATGGATGCCTTGCGCAAATAGTTAAGGTGTATTAGGTTATCCCCTAGATGGTATTCATTAAATGTGTATATCATGTTATTATGGTACTACAGATTAATAAGGAGAGGATGATGATAGAGATTCAAAAAGACATTCCCTTGCCAGCCGAGAAAAAACGCAATGTGTACCCATATAAGGAGATGGACATTGGTGAGAGCTTCTTGGTCAGAGAAGGCAAGATTCAAATTGTCTGCAATGCGAATTACCGAGCTGGCAAAGTATCGGGTAAGAAATTTATCGCTAGACGAGAAGGGGATGGGGTACGGGTATGGAGAACGGCTTAAAGACAGCCAACGGTTCAATGACCGTAGAGCAGTACATTGAGAAGGCAAGTGACGATGCCAAGAAGATGTACATGGAACGGATCTGGCGCATGGACAAAGAGCAGATCTTTCACGAACTGATGCGGGTTCATGCGGAAAGCTCTAAGCTCCTCATGCAAGCCCAAGCGGAATTGGATTACTTGAAAAACCTTTTAGAAACCGATGACGGTGACGCAAGACATTGAACGACTAAACCAAGAGCGATTAATCTATAAGACCGAAATGATGCGAGCCATAGCGTGTCGTAAGAAAAAGGACAAAATAGCACTAGCAGCAGAATGGAAAGCCAAGTATTCTGAGATGACTTACAAGGCTCTCATTCAACTGGCACGCAATCATTCCGCTAGACTAAAAGTCGCTTATTGGGATCTACCAAACTTTGAAACCAAACGATTAGGCAAACACCAATGAAAAGCGCAGCGGTAGTGACCGTCACCAAAGGTCGGCATACTTTAGAAAAGACCATGCGCTCGGTAGCCTACCAAAGTTACCCTTGCACGCACTACATTTTGTGCGATGGCGATGATGCAAGTAGCCTAGCGCAGTTTTACGACATGACCAAAGACTACGATGACTACAAAGCCAAATGGTCGTATTGGGGTAACCGTATTGGTGGTAACGGCTGGCTTGGACAAAAATGGTTAGCAGCTGCGCCACAACTGATTACCGAGGATGTCACTTTCTTTTGCAATGACGATGATTGGTTTGACGAACACCATGTGCGCTATATCATGGCGAAAATCAATAGTGGCTGTGATTGGGCGTATTCCTTGCGCAAAATTCATGACGAGCAAGGCAACTTCCTCATGCAAGACAACTGCGAAGCCTTAGGCGAATTGCATCATGCCTGGAATGTGGAAGGTCATCATTTTGTGGATTGGTGTATGTGGGGAATGCGAACCGACAAACTGCAACCGATTGCCCATATTTTGAATCGCAAAGAGTTAGCGGTGGATCGCCACTTTTATCAAGCAGCCAAACAAATTTATCCGAACTTTGCTTGCACCAACAAACACACTTTTAACTTTCGTTTAGGGGGTGGCTGCGGTGTGCAAAAAGAGTTCTTTGAAATTGGTAACCGTTGGATGATGGAAAAATTTAATAACAAGTTACCTTGGATTACCACATGAATTTTAATAAACAACTGTTTTATCAGTTTTGCTCACAACTGCAAATTGAAACCAAAGAGCAAGGTTTAAAAAAGATGGGCAACCTACTGGGTAGCCAAACTTATGTCATGGATGAGATTACAAAGGGATTGCAAGAGGATGTGCATTTCTTTGTAATCTTGAAAGGAAGGCAACTTGGTATCACCACAATTTCACTCGCACTCGATCTCTACTGGCACTTTACACACCCAGGGCTTCAGGGAACGCTTACAACAGATACGGAAGAAAACCGAGATATGTTCCGATCAACCTTGGGAATGTATATGGATGGTTTGCCCAAGGAGTACCGCATCCCGATCCTTGCTCACAACCGCAATCAGCTTTCCCTCAAGAACCGCAGCCGTATCTTTTATCAAGTCGCTGGACTTAGAGCCAAAGGAAGTCTGGGTCGTGGCAAGGCTATTACATACTTGCATGGTACAGAAACAAGTTCTTGGGGAGATGAAGAAGGACTAGCATCACTCCTAGCATCCCTTGCAGAAACCAATCCTGATCGTCTGTATATGTTTGAAAGTACGGCTAGGGGATTCAATATGTTCCACGATATGTATGTCACCGCTAAACGGGCGAGAACGCAACGAGCGATCTTTTGTGGCTGGTGGCGCAATGAACTCTATATGCTTGATCCCAACAGCAATACCTACAAAGTGTATTGGGATGGCAAGCTCACAGGCGAAGAAAAAGAATGGGTCAGAGATATTAAAAAACTCTACGGTTACGAAATCAATTCAAGGCAAATTGCCTGGTGGCGTTGGAAGCTCTACGAAGGAATTAAAGACGATTCGCTCATGTACCAAGAGTTTCCACCGACTGAGGATTATGCCTTTGTGATGACGGGAACTTCTTTCTTTTCTAATGCGAGGTGTACGGATGCTGTCAAAAAGATTAAGCGAATGGATTGTGAATACTATCGCTATAGCTTTGGAGTTAACTTCCAAGATACTGAAGTGGTTAAGTCCACAGAAAGATTGGCTACGCTCAAGGTTTGGGAACAGCCTGTTGATACTGCTTATTATGTTATTGGCGCTGATCCCGCTTACGGTAGTTCTGATTGGGCTGATCGTTTCTGTATTCAAGTCTATCGGGTATATGCTGATGGGCTTGAGCAAGTGGCTGCGTTTGCGACTTCCGAACTAAACACCTATCAATTTGCGTGGATTATTGCTCACTTGGCTGGCGCATACAAAAACTCCACCTTAAACCTAGAGATTAACGGTCCAGGTCAAGCCGTCATTAATGAACTGAAGAACCTACGCAGACAAGCGGCTGCCATGGGTAGTGCCATGGGTAAAGACCTAATGGATGTGTACGCCAATATGCAAAATTACATTTGGCGCAGAAACGATACCTTAGGTGGTGTGAGTAACAGCATTGGCTGGCTTACCACCTCAGCGACCAAAGAGCGAATGTTGACTTACATGAAAGATTATTTTGAGCGTGGCATGATGGATATTTACGACATGGACACCATTGAGGAAATGAAAACCATGATTCGAGATGGCGGGTCAATTGAAGCATCGGGTCGCAATAAGGATGATCGGGTGATTGCCAGCGCTTTAGCGTGCGCTGCCTTTGCCGAACAAGTCCAACCCAGGCTCATTGCGCAGAAGATTACACGAGAAATATCACGAGTTCAGGATGAATTTACCCCAGAGCAGTTGACTGTAGGGCGCAATGTGTCAGACTACCTCAAACGAATTGGGGTGTACGGACAATGAGAGCGACTTTACCCAAGGCAGTACTACGCAAAACCATGAAGCGTTTTCTAAAAGACCGCAATCGAGGGATCAGTATTGAACTTTTTGCTGATCTATGTGGGGTGTCATCGAGTATTTTGGAAGCTGTCTTTCGGGATGAAACCGAACCATTGACCGAATACATCCAGCGCAGAGTGTCTAAAGGCTACACCGAGTGGAAAAACGGGGAAGTGGCTATTATGCAAAACCGAGATACGAGCAAATTTGTGCAGTATCGCAAGGAAGCCAAGCCAGTTTTGTATAGGAATACGGGTTTACACCTAGTTAATGGTGAGATAAAGATTAAAGTAGGTATTAGTAATAGATGTGATTATGATAGTGTAACGCTTGATGAGCAATTAGGAAGGGGATAAGATGCCAGTCAAAAATGATTACAAATGCCC